TGTGTTATGTCGGCTCACTCTAGTTAACCACTCTGAGCCGTTTCCTTGTTCATGTTTACGCTTCGCTTATGTAGTACATTTTAGTTCTTAGTTGTGTCGTTTTCCCTTTGTTTCACCATGCCTCAGCTCCGACTTCGGCCCCTACGCACTACCCCGCAAGCGGGGACCCCTAGTGCTGCGGTCGTGCTCGTCTCCGCGTCTTTCGTCATGGTGAAACGAAAGGGGCCCGACGACACGGATACCTCAGTTCATGTTTACATTTGGGGGGCTTTTTTTTTTCTTTTTTTTTTATTTATGATACAATTTAAGAATCATCGTATCTAAGTCTTCCGTAGAAGTCAATTGCAGGTGCGACTGTCGGGGCTGAGCCTGTTCCAATTTGAGTATAGATATAAAGGAGATAGATTGAGTTGGTTGCAATGTCCGCAACGGTTCCTGCGACACCGGCATTGTAAACCGTTGTTACATTAATTTTCCTGAATTTCTTGTGGACAGTTGATGGTCTTCCACCTAATTGATCAACTGGACATTGATAATCATGGAGTACAGTAAATCTGTCTCTGTTATCCATGTTCATAGGTGAAATAGCAGAGACAGTTTCAAGGATCTGTGCAACAGTAGGTGCTGTTGCGTTAGTTTGTTTGTCCATTACGATCATGAGACGGATATAACCGCTGAGAGGGGTTGCACCGGCATTGGTAGGAACACCAATTGCAGCGCGGAGTAAATAATTTTTAAATACGACTTTTTTGCCGATTCGTTGGCTGGCACCAGTTCCAGGTTGAAGTCCATTCATTAGGACCAGAGTACCAAAATCGGAAATGTTGTTTTGAAAGGTAGTATCTACATACTTGAGCTCTCCTCGTCGTCCAGGTACTCCTCCCCATCCTCCAGTTCTGATTCCGACTGAAGGAGTAAATCGTGAAGTAAATCTAGCTTTCTTTCGAGGTTTCCAAGTGCCTGTAGCACTGCTGACTCTTGGTCTTTTTCTTGAGAGCATTCTTGATTCGTTTTGCGAGGTTTCTTAAATGGCGCTTTAGTTGTTTCCATAAAAAGTAGAACATAGAAGTGATGTTTGTTTATTTTTCGGAACAATTTATACTTTTCGGTGTGATTCTTTATTTAATTTTTAGGAGAAATTCCAGGGAACACGTCAATCATTTCTGAAATTTCAATAACTTGAACACGGGCAAGCAAAGCTCTCATCGAGGCTTGATCAACCCTATGATAGCTTTGCTCAAAGGTCTGGTTACTAGTTATTATTACTGGTACATTGTCGTTCTTGTGGTTGAGGCCACCATGAATCTTGAGTACCGTTGGTGAACCATCTAGAAAAAGTAGCAGGTCCGAGACAGTCCAGCCAGCACGCAATTCCTCCATCGCTATCAAGCCGTATTTCCCATCTTCCCAGGGAGGAAAGTACGGCCCTTGCGCCGGGACTCGATATACGTTGAGATAGTTCCGAAGCTTGGAAATTAGCAAGCTCTTCCCAAGCAGTGTGCCTCCAACTATCATTAAATGAGGAGTTCGAGGCACTCTTTTCTTGTTGATATTGTTGTTGAGCCAAGTTGCAATTTGGTAATTGGGCGAGTTCAATTCGAATTGGTTTAGATCTATTTCTTGCCATGGGTCCTTCTCCGGTGTTTGTTGAGTCTTTAACCAATTGTGCAGGTACTGAACTTTTTGTAAGTTGAATCCAACATAGCCTGGCTCTGCATCGAAGCAGTCTTTAACAGACTTACCTTCGAGCAGTAACTTGGCTATTACTCCGTTCTTAGGGTTCTTCTTATTAAGAACATCCTGGGCACACATGTTGTACTCTACGAAGTCTTGCATTGCCCCGTTGAATTTGCCCTTGATAACGTACTTGATTACGTTCTTGGCCGACCTTGCTGATTGAACATTGGGATGATAGCAAGGATCGTCGTAATTTAAGTCGAACCAATACGAGTATTGCTCTCTGTTCAGCCTTATCTTCTCTTTCAATAGAACATAGGCGTGCAAATGTTCGTTTCCGTCCTGATGAAGTTCTTGACTCATACAGCAGCAGTCCAAATTGTCCTTCAATAGGTCTTGAAGGAAGTCCAGTAAGCACCGAGGTGGTACTGGACATTGGGGATAGGTTAGAAATATATGTTTCAGCCATTTTTGTCGAGGTTGATCAGTCATCTTTTGTTGAGATCTTGAGATCTACTGGCGATAGTAATATTAGTATCGCCAGAAGATCTTTTATATTTTTGGTCAAACTTTGGTCAAATGTCCCTTTCCTTGAAATTTCTTATTGTGAAACGGCGTGTTGTATCGGCTCACTTCTGGTAACCACTCTGAGCCGTTTCCTTGTGCATGATACGCTTCGCTTTTTGTATTCAGTTTTTCTTCTAAGTTGTGTCGTTTTCCCTTGTTTCACCGCTTCCTCGGCTCCGGCTTCGGCCCCTACGCACTACCCCGCAAGCGGGGACCCCTAGTGCTGCGGTCGTGCTCGCCTCCGCTATCTTCGTAAGCGGTGAAACGAAGGGGCCCGACGACACGGATACCTCAGTTCATGATACAATTGGGGGGGGTTTTTTTTTTCTTTTTTTTTTATTTAGTGATACATTAGGCGTCATCATATCTGAGACGACAGATAAAGTCATATCTAGGGAAGGCAGTAGGCACTGCTCCTGCTCCAGCCTGTTCTGAGATTGAAAGGAGGTAAATTGAACCCGAGGTGATGTCCGCTACGGTTCCTGCTGTTCCGTTGTTGAAGATAGTAGTAATGTTCATCTTCTTATAGATTTTAATAAATCTACAATCCGATGAGCTTGTTGGTGCTTGAGACATTGGGACTCCTTGGTCATATAAGACCTTAAATCTGTCTCTGTTATCCATGTTCATAGGCGAGCTGGCAGTAACAGTCTCTAAAAGCTGGGCTACAGTAGGGGCCGTCGCATTGGATTGAGTGTCCAAGAACACCATAATTCTGGTGAAACCTTGGAATGCAGTTGCTCCTGCTGCATTGGCTCCAAGGTTGTAACGTAGAAGCATGCTTCTAAAATGACACTTCTTTCCAATTCGTTGAGAAGCACCAGTACCAGGTGCTAAGCCGTTTAGTAAAACTAAAACACCACCTGCGGTAGTGTCGGCTGCGTTCAAAGTATCTACATACTTGAGCTCTCCTCGTCGTCCAGGTACTCCTCTCCATCCTCCTGTTCTGAGTCCTGTTGTTCCAAGTGCTCGATTAATAACTCGAGCTTTCTTTCGAGGTTTCCAAGTGCCTGTAGCACTGCTGACTCTTGGTCTTTTTCTTGAGAGCATTCTTTAGTTTTCTTGCTAGGGTTTTTAAATGGCGCTTTAGTTGCTTCCATAAGAAGTAAAACATGAAAGTGATGTTCATTTCATTTTTTCGCAAATTTATAGTTTAGATTTGTGATTCTTTATTTAATTTTTAGGAGAAATTCCAGGGAACACGTCAATCATTTCTGAAATTTCGATGACTTGAACACGGGCGAGCAAAGCTCTCATGGAGGCTTGATCAACCCTATGATAGCTTTGCTCAAAGGTCTGGTTACTGGTTATTATTACTGGGACATTGTCGTTCTTGTGGTTGAGGCCACCATGAATTTTGAGTACCGTTGGTGAACCATCTAGAAAAAGTAGCAGGTCCGAGACAGTCCAGCCAGCACGCAATTCCTCCATTGCTATCAAGCCGTATTTCCCATCTTCCCAGGGGGGAAAGTACGGCCCTTGCGCCGGGACTCGGTATACGTTGAGATAATTCCGTAGCTTGGAAATTAGCAAGCTCTTCCCAAGGAGTGTGCCTCCAACTATCATTAGATGAGGAGTCCTCGGCACTCTTTTCTTGTTGATGTTGTTGTTTAACCACGTTGCAATTTGGTAGTTGGGTGAGTTCAATTCGAATTGGTTTAGATCTAGTTCTTGCCACGGGTCCTTCTCCTGTACTTGTTGGGTCTTTAACCAGTTGTGAAGGTACTGGACTTTTTGTAAGTTGAATCCACATAGCCTGGCTCTGCATCGAAGCAGTCTTTAACAGACTTACCTTCGAGCAGTAACTTGGCTATTACTCCGTTCTTAGGGTTTTGCTTGTTAATGACAGCCTGGGCATTCATGTTCCATTCTACGAAGTCTTGAATTGTTCCGTTGGATAGGCCTTTCATGACGTAGCCTACTACTTTCTTGACGTTCCTTGCTGGTTGGACATTGGGATGATAGCAAGGATCGTCGTAGTTTAAGTCGAACCAATACGCAAATTGCTCTCTGTTCAGAACTAGTCTCTCTTTGACTTTCACATAGGCGTGCAAATGTAGCCCGCCGTCCTGATGCAGTTCTTGACTGATACAGCAGCACTGCATATTGTCCTTCAATAGGTCTTGAAGGAAGTCTAGGAGGCACCTTGGTGGTACTGGACATTGAGAATATGTTAAGAATATGTCTTTTAGGAACTTCTGTCGAGGTCCTTCAGCCATTGATTCTTGATGTTTTGATGTTATTTGGCAGTAGTAATATTAGACTGCCAAAAAACATCTTTTATGACTTTGGTCAAAATTTGGTCAAATGTCCCTTTCCTTGAAATTTCTTTATTTTAACACGGTGTGTTATGTCGGCTCACTCTAGTTAACCACTCTGAGCCGTTTCCTTGTTCATGTTTACGCTTCGCTTATGTAGTACATTTTAGTTCTTAGTTGTGTCGTTTTCCCTTTGTTTCACCATGC